GGACAAGGGTGCGGTGTACTGGTTGTTGTTGTCAGCACGACCGGGGATGAGGCCATTGACGCCGCGTGTTACGGCTTCAGCGCCACCACTGTCGCCAACAAGGAACACAGCCTCGTTGCCGGAGATGACGGCTTCTGTGGTGCAAGCATCACGAAGGAGAGATTGACGGACTTCATATCCGTGAATGTACTCGTCGCGATACTGCTTTTGATAAGCAGTTTCTGCCATTGGATCACTCCATTGAATGGTTAACGGTGACACACAGGATGTAGGTTAACCATTTGGGAGAGTGGGTCCGAGGCGGGTTGTCCACATATCCCGATGGCGCTGCATCGGTACGGTGCGAACCGCCGGGTTGTCCGATGCAGAAGCAACAGCGCCATTGGTCTTGGGAGGAAGTCTAACCAATGGCGCTGCCTAAAGCAAGCTCAGCGAAGAAGCCTGCTTATCCGAGGCGTTCTTCAGCAGAGAGAAGCGTGCGGTATCGCTCCTGTTTCTTCGGGTCTTTCCAGTAAGCCGATTTCGGATTGGCCATTTGACCGCGCAGTTCTTTGAGCTCCGTGGTCACGCTGTCGAGCTGGCCAACGTCTCCCGCTGGAGACACGAAGCCTGCTGGGTTCAACTGATAAGCCAGATCTGCGAAGAACTTGATCATCGCAGGGCTGTCCCCGATCAAACGACCATCAGGGAGCCGCGCGTTCTCGAGGATAGACGCAAGAGGTGTTCCATCTTCGAGGGGCGGTGCTGTCTCAAGGAGGTTGGCAACTGCATTGAGCCGAGCCCCATACTCTCCTCCGTACTCCTCTTTGAGAGACTGAGCAGCCTCTGAGCGGGCCTGCATATCTTGCTGGCCTTGTTCTGCGGCCTGAGCCTCGAGTGTTTCCTGATACCACTGGAGGCCTTGGTGCACGGCGGCAGGCGGCATGTTCTTGGCGTGCATGCTCTCAAGGTAGCTCCCAGCGATCGCCTTATCGGTATCACTCAGGACGAGACCCTCTGGAAGGGTGTCGAAGTAGCCATCTGGTTTCTCCGGCACGCCTGTCAGTTCGCGGTAGTTGGCGATCTCTTCAGGGGTCGCGTCAGCAGAAAGGGGCTCTGCTTTCTGCGCCTGAGACAGCTTACCTTCGAGAGATCGGTAAGCTGTGAACATATCGTTTGGGGAGCCGAACCGCTCGAGGCGCTTCAATTCTTTGGCGTCATCACCAGCGATGTGTGTGCGCCAATCATCCGGCCACGTTTGTGGTGCCGGGGGTTTTGTGTCGTCGGCACCGCTGACAAGTGTTTTAGCCACAGGTGGCGTACCGGTTGGCGGGGTCTCTGCAGGTGGTGTTCCTGTTGGTGGGGTCTCTAGTGTTACGTCATCGTTTGGCATCTGGGGTGCCTCCTTATGTGGTTAGGTTTTGTCGCGGCGCGTGGCTTCAGCTTTGCGCATCTGTGCGACGGCTTTCGGTGCTAGGTTGATCAGCTTGACCATTTGCAAGCCGACAAAGCGCCGTCCTTCGGCGAAGGCAGTCTCTCGATCGCCTCCGTCGCTCTCACTGCGATAAGACAGATCGTAGGCATTTGCTGCCCCTTTGATGATCCAATCCAACGCCAAGATCTGCTCCGTCTCGCTCGCCTTTCCATTGGCCAGCGCACGAACCGCGTCGAGCTCTTCAATGGTGTAGCCCGGTGGCTTCCACGCGGGGTCCATCTTTGGTGTCATACCATTGCGCCTTGAGCTGCGCCGCCAGACATACGTGCATCATTGAAGCGCTGAGCTGCGCTGCCGAGCGTGTCTGCCACCTGAGCGCCGCCTTGCATCTGGGCGAGAAGCTGATCAGCCTGAGCGGCCTGTTGCTCTGCAGCCTTGGTGGCTTCGACTTCTTCAGGGCTGTTGAGCCATTTGGCAGGGGCACCGATACCATCGAGCACGTCGCGCAGTGTGTCGCCGAAGTTCATGACCGATGCGGCCGATGGATCCATGGCCATTGCTTCAGCGATCATCGCCTTGGCTTCAAGGAACGTCTGGCCTTTGCCGCGCTCCTCTGCCTCAGACAACGGGCTCTCGAAGGCGAACTGGATGTCCTCCCCCTGCAAACCTTCGGGTATCTTATCTGGCCCACCGAATGCCCCCTCTCGCAGTAGCGTCTCGAACGTGATGTCACAGAGCGCGCCGTTGTAGTCATACTCCATTGGTTCGAAGAGCGGCATTGCTTTGCGGATGTACTCTTGGACACGTTGACCGACCTCATATGCAGTCATGTCTGGCCCACCTGTGGGTGGCAGCTCCAGCGAGTTGAGGTAGAACGCCTCCTTCAGGAGCATCGACTGGCGGTCAATCATGTCCATCGCGAAAGGAATACCGCTCTTGTCGGTCGTCAACGGGCGCAACACCTCACCGAGGCGTTCATCATATGCTGCGTCAACAGCTGTGAAACCACCGGGGTAGATGTTCAGATCCCCCCGGACTGCCTCGGCGACACCGATCAGTGGAGGGTTGGCTGCGCGTTCGCCTGCGTCGAGCAACGTCAGCGTCATAGCTTGGATCAACCGTGCATCGGGAAGCGCGATCAGCGTGGCCGGGGAGTATGCGTATTGAGAACCGGACACCGTCATCCAGCGAGGGATGGTGTATGTCTGTGTCCAGCTGCCTGTGTCTTCGATCAGGTGATCGTTGGAGCAGTCCAGATAAGTGGAGACCCACGGCTGGATCGATTTCTTCTCACGATCGTACTCATCCGCGCGGATCATGACGTGGCGGATGTGGACAATCTGCTCCGTCTTACCATCTCGCTTGGCCTTCAGGACCGCAGGATGGAGGTCATCTTCGGAGAAGTGAGAGCACAGCTCGCGGACGGTCGGCTTCCAGTTGCGGTGGATGGCGTAGATCTGGCCGTAGCTATCCTCTACCCAGACAACGTCGCGCGTGTGCCAGCAGCGGTAGACAAGGTGGACACCTCCACGGTTGACCTCAGTCGAGATGACTGTCTGCCCGAACGCCGCAAAGTCGTGATCGCCCTCTTTGGTGGCGCGCGCAAACATAGTCTTGCGGTCATACATCGCCCTGTGCTGGAGCTTCGCAGCCCACTCGAGCCACTCTTTGCTCTCATGGTCCATGTCGTTCTTGTCTTGCGTGGCCATGTGGAACCACTGGCGACCTCGTGGCCGGAGCATGCTGCCTAGAGCGTTGCCGAGGTCACGTTGGACGAGCGCAGGGTAGCTGGTCATTAGGTGGCCAGCGAAATCTTCACCCACCGTTTTGTTGACCGTGAATGTCGCACGTTGTGGATAGAACTGCTCTGCGATCTCTTGATTGCGCAGGTCGAGCGGTTGCTTCGCTGAGAACAGGCGGTCGCCTTGTTCACGCAGAGACTTTGCATCACCGTGGATCTTCATCAGTCAGGCCTCCATTTAGCCAGTGCCGAGGGTTTCTCGTCCACCGCTGGTCAGTAGTGTGGATTTACGCCCACCCTCATTGCGTTTGGTGGCAACATTGCGCCGCGCGCTCCGGGCAATCCGTTTATCATCAGGTAGAGCAGTGGGTGCTTTCACCACCGGGAGGGGTGTACTTCCTCCACCAAAAATTCCGGTCATGATGTGTGTCTCCTGTTGGGCCAATACCATGTGCCGCTTGTCCTACCACATGGTGTGTTTCTTTGATAGATCTACCGGGGGCGTCGCCTTGCTTGGGGTCTGCTCATCACCACCTTCACATTCCCTGCAGACTTTCGCGCATGCTCTTCGTTGTATCCACGCCACTTCTGCCCGTGGGTGACCAACTTAGGTGCCCTGAACCAGACCATCATAATGCCGTCGCCTCTGTCCGGTGATCGGCCCAACATCTTGACGACGTCTACCTTTGACAGCGCTTTGATCTGGTTCGACATGACGGTGAATGTGGGCGCACTCAGGTCTGCCAACAGCATCGGATCAGGTGGGAGTGCCACCCTGCTGCCTCCATCTTGATCGGGATCGAGCGCTTCCCTAATCTTCCACAGAGCTGCGGTTCTGACGTTGGTGAAGCCGAGCAGGTTGTCGTTGGTTCTGAGCTGTGTGCCTTCTGCGCCCTTGA